GGACAGAGCTACTAAACAAATCTTCAACGAATCTAGACAAGTTATAAAAAATATGCAAGAACAAATCCAATCAGCACAATTCGAGATAATATGGTGTAAATACGTAATTGAAGCAGAGAAAGAAATGCAACAAGAAATCGTAGACAATCACATTAAGATGGAATTAGAGGTATAAATGGCTGACCGTTAACAAAAAGAGGAAAGATGCAGAAAATAAGTATTTTAAAGATTATACTAGATTGGAGGTATAAAATGGCAGATAAAAAGGCATTTTACGGACTGAAATTAATGTTTGGTGTACATGATAAACCGGATATAGTGGATATACCAACAAATTGTATCAAATATAGATTAAAACAAAAAAATACAGAATACGCACAAATATTTCTAATATATAACGACGGAATTGAGCAAAGATGCCTTTTAGATAACGAAAATGGCACATATAGCCCACATATGTTAACAAAATCTACTAGACGAGAAATAACAACACAATATCCATCATCAATAGGATCATCAAATGAATGATCTATATAACACAAAATATGCAAATGATATAGATCTCATGCAAAAAAGTGGTATATGTCCTATCACAGACAAACAACAATTTAATTATCCAAATGATGATAAACTACAACCAGATATAGATATGGAATTATTGTGGGAAGATAAAAATACAACAGAAATTATTAAAGAGTGTGTAGTAAGTTTTATGCGTAATTGGGCAGATTTAAACAGGATACAACAACAAATTATAGCTACACTCATCGCTCATCCAGAAATATCAAGAAAAGAACTGTGTAAACGAATCAATAGGAGATATGCTTGGACTTTTGCAAATTTGAAAAAGTTAAGAGAAATACCACAGTTTAGATATATAGCACAAAAGAATTTAAATAGGAATTATTAAACATGAAGAAGAAGAAAGTGAAGAAAAAAAAAGCACAAACTATAGATAATCGCATTAAAAATAAAGAAAAGATAGTGCAAGATTGGATAGAAATACAGAGCAAATCACCACTATGTAATTGGAAAAAATGAAAGATTGTATAATAATCTTGAGCGTGAACAACTCAACAGATAATTTAGAAACCCCTGAAACGAAAACCAAATCGGTTGTTCACGCTCGTTTTGGGGTTTTTCTTTTTTGGAGATATTATGAAGATATGTAGTAAATGTGGAGTGGAGCAAGAATTGACAGAATTTGGGAAGAGTAAATTTGCTAAAGATGGACTTCTTTCTTGGTGCAAATTGTGTTATCGAGAATATTATTTAGAAATTAGCAATCGCATTAATCCAAATAGAAAAAGAATTAGAAGTAAACATTCTAAAACAGGAAACGGAGTAGATACTATATACTTAGCCACAGGAGAGCAAGTAACGGTTAATAAAGAAGATTACGAGCTGGTGAATCAATATAGATGGAGTGATGATAGTTATGGTTATGCTTTAGGTTGTGTAGACGGTAAAATGATAAGAATGCATAGACTGATCATGCATGCACCGGAAGATAAATATATAGATCATATTAATGGGAGAAAGCTCGATAATAGACGATTTAATTTGAGGTTGTGTAGTACTTCTGAAAATGGTAGACATAGAACAAAAATGCCAAGTAATAACACATCTGGTTTTCTCGGTGTTTCTTGGGTTAAACAAAATAATAAATGGCTATCTAGAATAAAAGTTAGTGGCAAAAGTAAACATCTAGGTTTATTTGACGATATAGAAGATGCGGTGAAATCTAGAAAAGCAGCGGAGATAAAATACTTTGGTGAATTCAAACCGTTAGTTTAGTTGAAATTCATAGTAATACGGAGTAAATATCTAACAGTGTAAGGATTAAATTAGTAAAAATGAGTAAAAATGAGTAAACAAATCAATCCACGTCAACTTAAATTTGCAGAGGCAGTAGTTATTGGCACACCATTAGATACCGCATATTTGCAGGCTGGCTATGTAGGGAAACATGCTTCGGTTCGCGCCTCTAATCTGATGCAGAATCCACTTGTAAAGGCACATATTAAAGAATTACAAACAAAATCAACAGATGCTATTATAGCAAGTTTGATAAAATGTAAGAGTGTATTAACAAAAAAAATTGAGGCTAATGTAAACGATAAAGTAACACACCAAACTCAAATAAAAGCAATTGAAACGTTAGCAAAGCTTGAAAATTGGGAAAGTCCTCAAAAAATTGACCTAAGTGTAGAAAAAAAAATAGAAGATCTATCTTATGATGAATTACACTCTTTATTGGCGATTGAATTAAAGAAGGCAGAATAGCAATAAAATATTTATGATTGATACACCATCATTATTCAAAGAAGAAATGCGTCGAAAAAAAGCTAGAGAATCATTTTCTCATTTTTGCGAATATATATATGATGGTTATGAAACTCCTTGGCATATTATTCAATTATGTGAGAAATTAGAAGCAGTTGAACGTGGAGAAATTAAACGACTCATCATCACAGAACCGCCGAGGCACGGAAAATCTCTCACAGCATCCGTATTGTTTCCTGCATGGTATTTAGGTCGTAATCCATCTGATTTAATTGTGCAGGCAGGACACGGTGATTCCATAGCAAAAAAGCACAGCATGGATTGTAGACGAATTGTAACAGATAATAAATATGATTCGCTATTCCCTAATCTATGTGAGAAATTAACCAGTAAGATGCGATCACTTACAAGCATAAAAGAGTGGACTACATCGAAGAGTGGAGGTTATTTTGCTTGCGGAGTAGGTGGTTCACTCGTTGGTCGTGGCTGCTCAATCCTGTTAATTGATGATCCTTTTAAATCGAGGTTAGACGCTAATTCTATATTAAAAAGAGAAAGAGTGATAGATTGGTATCGGAGTGTAGCTTATACAAGATTAGAACCTGACGGAGCTATTATCATAATAAATACACGTTGGCATATAGATGATCTAGTTGGTACTCTATTAAAAGATCCAAATAAAGAAGATTGGGATGTATTATCTCTACCTGCAATAAAAGAAGGTGAATATGATAGTTTATGGCCAGAACGGTTTAATGCGGAGAAATTATCTAACATTAGGGACGCAATTGGATTAAGAGAGTGGACTTCACAATATTTACAAGAACCAACTGTGGACTCTGGTAATCGATTTAAATGCGATGATATCAAGATTTGTGGTGAAGATGAGTTCCCCAACGTTACTTATATGAGAGCATGGGATTTAGCTAGTACTGAAAAGCAAAGAGGTAAGGGTGATCCAGATTATTCGGTTGGAGTGCTTGGAACATTGACCACAGATGCAAAAGGATTAAAGCATATGTGGATCAAAAACGTAGTTAGAGGACAGTGGGAGGCACCAAAAAGGGATTCAGTCATAAAACAGCGTGCAGAGAAAGATGGACCACGTGTAGGAGTATACATAGAAGCGTTTGGTCCGTATGTCGATACTTTTAATCATATGCGTGGTGTATTAGCCGGTAGAAATATAATTCGTAAGAGTCATTTGCCCGGAGATAAAACTTTGAAAGCATCAGGATATGAGGCGATAATGGAGGCAGGTAATTTTCATATAGCGAAAGCACCGTGGAATGATGCGTTTATTAGTGAATTTAAATCATTCCCTGAAGGAGCACACGACGATATAGTGGACGCATGCTCAATTATTTATGGTGAATCAACTAAAGCTAAAAGCGGTATTTTAATGATTAGGTAGACTAGGTAAGGAGTAAAATATGTCAGATCCAATTAAAACACTCGTAACTAGAAAAAACGAAGTGTTAATTGCCAGAGAAAATCAGTTGTTTATTAACATTTTAGGCTATCACGGTGGTCAACCATATATCGATGCTAGATTATCAAGATTTGCAGCAGAATCAGATCTAGATTTCAATGGTGGTAATAGAAAAGATGGTTCTTATGTAAACGGCAGGAAAGAGATGTCGTATGTCGTACCTTATTTAGACCGTATCGTTACTAAAATCGACCAATACGTGTTCGGAATTATACCTAATCGAACTAATTTAGACACAGAAATAGAACAAGATATTACTTCAAATGGTGAATCACTTAACACTTTAATGGCCGAAGTATCATCTTATCTTACCGTAAATGGTTGGTGCTGGTTAGGTGTAGATGCTCCTGCTATACCAATAGATACTCAAATCTCTCAAGTAGATAAGTCACAGAACAAAATACGTCCATATGCTCAGGTTTATTCAGCTAATCAAGTAGTGGATTGGTATATTTCTCCTGATGGAACTATTCAATGGCTAATCACAGAAACAAGAGAATATATAGCTAAGAATCCTTTAGAAACTCCTTATTATCAACTAGTTAGACGACTTTGGGAACCAGGTAAAGTTACTAAGATAATTATAGATGAGGATAAGGACGAGCACATAGTAGAAGAAATTCTATTGTCATATACAGATAAGGTGCCATTTGTCCTAGTCGGTAAACCTTCAAAAGAACCTCACATGTTCGATTCTTTAGAAAGTATTAATCGAACTATATTAGATTTATGTAGTGCAAATAACGCTAATTATTATCATACGGTTTATCCACAACTTGTTCTTCCTGCGTCTGTTATGGATACTGTGATGAGTGCA